ACTGAGGCACCACAATCAAATACTGTTCTAAGCATGGTAGCTTCAGTTGCTAACTCAGAGAAAACCTTTGTTGATGTAGATCCTACGTTTGTTCCGTGGGGTTCTTTTAAAGATATCACTCAGATTCTTAAATCTCAAATGTTTTTTCCAGTCTATATTTCTGGTCTTTCAGGTAACGGTAAAACGTTTATGGTTGAACAGGCTTGTGCTAAACTGAAACGAGAAGTTATTCGTGTTCAAATCAACCCTGAAACAGATGAAGATGATTTGATCGGTGGCTTCCGTCTTGTTAATGGTGAAACTGTTTTTGCTAAAGGTCCAGTTCTGAAAGCAATGGAGTCTGGTTCGATTCTTCTTCTAGATGAAATCGATCGTGCTACAAACAAAATTATGTGTCTTCAAGGTATTCTCGAAGGTAAGCCAGTTCTAGTAAAGAAAACTGGTGATATCATTAAACCTGCAGAAGGCTTCAACGTTATTGCTACTGCAAACACAAAGGGTAAAGGATCTGAAGATGGTCGCTTTACTGCAGCTTCGATTATTGATGATGCTTTCCTTGAGCGTTTCAATATCTCTATTGATCAGAAGTTTCCTTCGAAATCTATTGAAGAGAAAATCCTGACTCGCCATTTCGAGAAGTTTAATAGTAAAAGCCACATGAGTCATGGTGATGCAAACTTCATCGAGAATCTAGTTAATTGGGCTGATATCATTCGTAAAACATTCTATGATGATGGTATTGATGAGGTAATTTCAACTCGTCGCTTGTGCCATATTATGCAAACCTTTACTGTCTTTCAGGATAAAGCAAAGGCTATTGATCTTTGTATCTCACGCTTTGATGATGATACAAAGGAAGCATTTCTAGATCTCTACACTAAAGTAGATTCTGGTGTCGAACTTAATACACAGGAGGACTAATGCAGTACAAGTTTAATGAAGGTGCTCTCATTGCAGAGTTTAAGAAGTACATTGACTCTACGTATGAGGGTCACTATTGTCAAGGGGGATTTCAATCCTCTGAGGTGATTGTCGATCGAGGTCATGGCCTAGGGTTTTTCCTAGGCAATGTTGATAAGTATAATGCTCGCTATGGCCAGAAAGGCGGTCCTAGTGATCATCGAAAAGACTTAATGAAGGTATTGCATTATGCTTTACTTGCGTTAAATGAACACGATAGAGTAAATAAGTAGTGTACATTTTTATGAAACTGTGTTATAATATAATATCTAAAACAGGAGAAACAGTATGACAGTAAGTATTTCAAATGATACTTTATCTGTGCTCAGGAACTTTTCCAGCATTAATCCTAATGTTGTGTTAAAGCCTGGACAGGAAGTCAAGACGATTTCAGAAGCAAAGAACATTCTTGCTGTAGCTGATATCACTGAAGACTTTCCCACAGAAATGGGTATCTACGATCTTAATGAATTTTTATCAGTAGTAAATCTAGTAAATGATCCACAACTCAGCTTCGGAGATAATCATGTCGATGTTGTTGGTGGTAACTCAAAGGTTAAGTATTTCTTTTCCGATTCTAGTATTTTGACGACACCACAAAAAGACATTACCATGCCTGATTGTGAAGTTACGATATCGTTTACCGATGATATTTTGTCGCAAATCCGTAAAGCTGCATCAGCTCTCGGCCACTCTGAAATGTCTATCTCAGCTACTGAAGATGGTGTAAATATTAAGGTATTTGACTCAAAGGACAGTTCAGCGAATATATATAATATACAGCTTGCAAATGATGCAGGTTACAAAGAAGGTCAATTCGAATTTGTAATCAACATCAACAATTTGAAGCTGTTGGATGGAGACTATGAAGTTAATATCTCATCTAAACTTATTTCCGAATGGAAAAACACAACCAAGCCTGTAAGATATTACATCGCTTTGGAAAAAAACAGTAACTATAACTCTCAATAGGAGAAAATCATGTCAGAAGAAGTAAACACAACAGAAGCAACTGAAGAAGCCGCACCGGTTCAATTGTCGCTTGCTGATCTTGCCGCCGTAGTTCAAATCGTTGATGCTGCATCAAAACGAGGTGCCTTTGAAGGTGCTGAGCTAGAATCAGTAGGTGGTGTACGTAACCGCTTTGCTGCATTCGTAGAAGCTTCACAAAAGGCTCAGAGTGAAGAAGCTGAAGCCGAAGGTGCTACAGCTGAAGCTGAAGACGGATCAGAAGTCGAAGTCGAAGAAGCTTAAAACTACGGGGGTGTAAAAACCCCCAACTTTTTATTATGAAGGATATATTATGGATCGCAATGAATGTTCGCGCTTAATCGAAGCGCTTAAAAAGGGTACTGTCACGGTAACCTTTCAAAAAATTGACTCAGATGAAATACGAGTCATGCCTTGTTCTCTCAACCCTGCTGTTCTAGAAGCTAATGGAGTCACTGCTACAGTTGATGCTATTAGTCCTGAATCTGAACATTTGGCTGTATGGTCACTTGATAAAGATGCATGGAGATCTTTTAGAGTTTCTACAGTTCTTGGTTGGGAGGTACTTTAATGTCTAATGAATTTCTATGGGTAGAAAAGTATCGACCACAACGAATTAGTGACATAGTCTTACCTCGTACGATTAAAAAAACTTTTGAAGATATTGTTAAAGGAGGTGACCTACACAATATGCTTCTCACCGGCACTGCTGGTCTTGGTAAGACTACCGTCGCTAAGGCGTTATGTAAAGAACTCGATCTTGATTATATCTTGATTAATGGTTCTGAAGAAGGTAACATTGATACACTACGCGGCAAGATAAAGAAATTCGCTTCGACAGTTTCTCTTCAAGGTGGCTACAAAGTAGTCATCTTGGATGAGGCTGATTATCTTAATGCACAATCTACACAGCCTGCGCTTCGTGGGTTTATCGAAGAGTTCTCTTCTAATTGTAGGTTTATTCTAACGTGCAACTTCAAGAATCGTATTATTGAACCATTACATTCTCGTTGTACACCAATCGAATTCAATATCGCAAAGAAAGATCATCCAGCATTGATGGCTTCCTTTATGGAAAGATGCGAAATGATTCTCAAAACAGAAGGTGTTGAATATGATAAGGCAGTCATTGCTGAACTCATTATGAAATACTGTCCTGATTGGCGTCGTGTTCTTAATGAATTGCAACGTTACTCAGCATCTGGTGTAATCGATTCTGGTATCTTGGTATCGTTATCAGAAGTAAATGTTTCAACTCTTATGAAGTCTCTTAAGGAAAAGAACTTTAAAGGTATGCGTCAATGGGTAGTTAATAACATCGATGTAGAACCAGCTGCTCTATTCCGTCAAATATATGATAACATGGGTGACTATATCGATCCTCAATCGATACCTCAAGTTGTTCTTATACTTGCAGACTATCAGTACAAAAATGCATTCGTAGCAGATCATGAACTCAATGTAGTTGCATGTCTTACCGAGATTATGGCTGGGGTTCAGTTTAAATGAACCCATTCGAATATGTAAATGCAATTAATACTACTAAGAAAGATATAATGGTAGATGACATTGCAGAATCAAAATATACACCTTTCATGGTCAATCGAAGCTTATCGTATTTTCCAGATACGATACTATATGCCAATGAGATGAATCTCAATCATCACATTGACAATCGCCTTCAGTTTGATTTTTTTATAAATATAGTTAAGAAGAAAAAACGATTCTCTAAATGGCTTAAACCGACAGAATTGTCTGATCTTGAAGTGGTAAAAGAATATTATGGCTATAGCAATGAAAAAGCTAAATCCGTATTATCATTATTTACTAATGAACAATTAACTGAATTGAATAAAAGGATATGCAAAGGTGGAAAATAATAATCAAATACAAACATGGACGCCAGCTGACATGCTGGAAGTTATTCTCAACGAGCCTGATGACTTTCTAAAGATTAAAGAAACATTAACTCGTATCGGTGTTGCATCACGTAAAGACAACAAGCTATTTCAAAGCTGTCATATCTTGCATAAGCAAGGTAGATACTTTATTGTGCATTTTAAAGAGTTGTTCTTACTTGACGGTAAGCCATCTAACTTAATTGAAAATGACATTGAACGTCGTAATACAATTACCACACTGTTAAGCGATTGGGGATTAGTTGAGATTGTTAATACTGAACAAGCTATAGCTAAAGCACCACTACGTCAAATTAAAGTTATTCCACATAAGGATAAATCTTTATGGGAACTTTGTACAAAGTATAACATCGGTAGTTCAAACTAACGTTACACTTTGTATAAATATATACGGACCGCCGGATAACCGGGGTTCTATTACTAACCTTGCTAAATAAATAGGAGGTCAAAATGACTAATGCAAGACTACACGTACCACGTTCACTTTTTCTAGGATTCGAAGGTTTATTCGATGATCTGGAAAGGATTCATTCGTCTGCTCGTAGTGGAGATAATTATCCGCCCCACAACGTCGTTAAGATTGATGAAGAAAATTTCTTGATCGAGCTAGCAGTTGCCGGCTTTACTGAAAACGATTTAAACGTTGAAGTTAAAGAAGGTATACTAAAGATTGCCGGAGAGATCAAAGATCAAGGGAATAATGAATACGTTCACAAAGGCATTTCGTCACGCAGATTTGAGAAATCATTTAGAATTTCTGAATTTGTAGTAATCGACGATGCAGATCTAAGGAATGGCATACTTGTGGTGAAAGCCAGAGTTGAATTTCCAGAAGAGAAGCGTCCTAGGAAGATCAATATCGGATCTGCTGGGACCTCAACCGAAAAAACCTTTATCCAAGATTGATTCGGGTGAATACCAGTAGAAATAACCAATCTACTGGAGAATATCATGAAAAAATATTTAAGCCAAGATTCGATTAATTCTGCTCGCGAGAAGTGTAAAGTATGTGCACAATTTGCGGAGTTTGCAAGTGTAATGGCTATTCCATTTTTTGTAATATGGCTAGTCAATGCAGGAATAAGCTAAGATTTAATCGATGTAACACCCTCGATAGACGGCTTCGGCCGTCTATCACCAATAAATAAAAGTGTACATTTGTTCTAAACTATGTTATAATATACATCTATTACGTAAAGGTGACTATGAAATTCTATACTAATGTAACACGCTTCGGCAATCAACTCCTCGTTCGTGGCTATGATGGCAATCGTCGATTCGCCGATAAGATTAAATATCAGCCTACTCTCTTTGTATCGACAAACAAACCAACTGAATGGCAATCTCTATGTGGTAAACCCGTAGCTCCTGTTGTTCATGATTCTATGCGTGATGCTAAAGATTGGATTCAAATGAACAAAGACGTTGTTGGTCGAAACATCTTTGGCAATGATCGACATATCTCTACATATATTAATGATGCTTATCCTGGTCAAATCGAATTCGATCGTAACAAAATCAACGTAACTACAATCGATATCGAAGTTGAATCAGATGATGGATTCCCTGAACCTGAATCAGCAGAAAAAGCAATCATATCAATCACGACTAAAAACAATATCGATGATACATATTATGTGTGGGCTCTAGGTCATTATGACGTAGACAAGACACTTATGAAAGACCACCCTGTTATCTACAAACAGTTCATTAATGAAGCTCAGTTGCTTATGGCATTCACTGACTTCTGGCGTGGTCATAATTGTCCTGATATCGTAACTGGTTGGAACTGCAGATTCTTTGATATTCCATATCTTGTTAATCGTACAGCCAAAGTTCTTGATGGTGAATTCGTTAAACGATACTCTCCGTGGGGTATGGTAGAAGAACGTGATGTCACTGTCATGGGTCGTACTCAACAGTCTTATGAACTTAAAGGTATATCTATTATCGATTACCTCGAGCTCTTTAAGAAGTTTGGTTACTCTTACGGTCCACAAGAATCATATAAACTCGACCATATTGCTCACGTAGTTCTTGGTGAAAAGAAACTATCCTACGAAGAACATGGTTCATTGCATACTCTCTATCTAAATGATTATCAGAAGTTCATTGATTATAACATCAAAGATGTAGAGTTGGTTGATCGATTCGAAGATAAGATGGGTCTTATTACGCTATGTCTAACGATGGCATACAAAGGTGGTGTTAACTACAACGATACTTTCGGTACGACTGCTATATGGGATTCAATCATCTATCGTGAATTGTTCCAAAAGAAAGTTGCTGTTCCATTCAGTGAAGTCAAATTCAAATCACCGTATCCTGGTGGTTATGTTAAAGATCCACAAGTAGGTCTTCACAAATGGGTTGTAAGCTTCGATCTAAATTCGCTATACCCTTCTCTTATTATGCAGTACAATATGTCGCCTGAAACGATTATCGAAGGTGAACGATATAATGTTGATATCAAGTCGTTGCTTGATAAGAAGACTACATTCGAAGGTAGCGGCAAATCGATTGGTGGTAATGGCCAAGTCTTTCGAACTGATAAGAAAGGTATCTTGCCTGATATCATCGATGGTATGTATACTGAACGTGTTGGAATCAAACGTCAAATGCTCGATGCGCAACAAGCGTTACAGAATGCTGATAAGACTGATAAGCAAACCATATACGGTATCGAGCGTGATATTGCTATTGCTGAAAACAGACAGATGTCTATTAAGATTCTTCTAAACTCTCTTTATGGTGCACTCGGTAACAAGTACTTCAGATTCTTTGATCAACGTATTGCTGAAGCTATTACACTATCAGGTCAGTTATCGATCAAGTGGGCTGAGGTTGCTATTAATGATTACCTCAACAAAGTACTTAAAACAGATAAAGATTATGTCATTGCAATCGATACCGATTCGCTTTATGTAAACCTTGATCCATTGGTAGAAGCAGTCAAACCTGCTAATCCTGTAGACTTTCTTGATACTGTTGCACAAAAGAAACTCGAACCAGCTCTTACTGAAGCATATGCTAATCTATTCAATATGATGGGTGGCATCGAAAACAAGATGGTTATGGGTCGTGAAGTTATCGCAGACACTGGTATATGGACTGCTAAGAAACGTTACATCCTCAATGTGCATGACAACGAAGGCGTACGTTATGCAGAACCTAAGCTTAAGATCATGGGTATCGAAGCTATCAAATCTTCCACCCCCATGCCATGTCGTGATGCTCTTAAATCTATTTTCAAGGTAATCATTGACGGCAGTGAAACAAAGACTCAAGCTGCTATTAAAGAGTTCAAGGACTACTTTGTAACACTACCTGCACATGATATTGCATTCCCACGTGGTGTGTCTAAGGTCAATGAATACAAAGACAACGATACGATCTACAAGAAAGGTACTCCAATTCATGTTCGTGGTAGCTTGCTCTATAACAAACGTGTTAAGGATCTATCTCTTACGAAGAAGTATTCACCAATCAAGAACGGTGATAAGGTCAAATTCATCTATCTTCGTAAACCAAACGTCATCAAGGAAAACGTTATATCATTCCCTGATTACTTACCATCTGAATTTGTAATTGATAAATATATTGACTATGACTTACAATTCCAGAAAACATTCCTTGATCCAATCGAACCAATCCTTGGTGCAATCGGTTGGTCTTCCGAAGAAAGAGCTTCTCTTGAAGACTTTTTTGGATAAAAGGGTTTACATTTACTTAAAACTATGTTATAATATACAATATTAACGCGGAGAAAACTATGGATATAAAATTATTAAAACTCGTAACAGGTGAAGAAGTACTAGCACGAACTGATGTTGATCGTGCCGGTATGTATACATTAAAGATGCCAGTTACAATTACTCAAGATAGTACCAATCTAGGCTTTGAACCATTCATGCCTTATGCGGCTAGTGACACATTTGAAATTGATGCGGCTCAAGTCGTATTTTCATGTGATCCTACAGCAGCACTTGCTGATCATTATGTACAATCAACCTCATCTATCGATATGTCAGCAGCAACACCTCAAGGAGTTATTGCACAATGAGTCAAAACTGGGTAAAAGATATTGCTGATATGCACGCCAAGTATGGTGTACATGAATGGATTAAAAACAATCCTGAGAAGCTAGAACAGCTATTGCACTTCCGTGTAGCATTCCTTAAAGAAGAGTTTGATGAAACCTTTAAAGCTACTGGTGAGAAAGATGCAGAAGAAATCGTAGATGGTCTAATTGATCTATGTGTTGTTGCAATCGGTACACTCGATGCATTTGGTATTGATGCATATAAAGCATGGGATCAAGTTCATCAAGCTAACATGTCTAAAGAAGTCGGAGTTAAAAAAGAAAGGCCCAATCCTCTTGGTTTGCCCGATCTGGTAAAGCCTGAAGGTTGGATTAATCCATCACATAGTGGCAATCATGGTCTCCTTAACAATATTTGATAGCATATACGATAACAATACATCTAAACGAGTTGATTATAAAGACTTCGATCAGTTCGAACAGATACTGTATAAGCTAGCAAAAGAAAAATCTTTCAAACAAAAGAAAGATGCACCGCTGATCTCTCCAGCAACTTACGTTGAAAGCTCTAAGCGAGCTAATGCTAACGTAGTTGCATGGGGAGGTTTTGGTATTGTAGATGTTGATGACTATGTTGGTACTGTAGAAGATATTCAAAAGCAGTATGAAGAATATCGATACATTTGCTATTCAACAGCAAGCTCTACAAAAGAGAATCCAAAGTTTCGTTTAGTATTCCCTCTGACTAAGTGGGTCGATAACGAACAGATTAAGCATTTCTGGTATGCACTCAATAAAGAAATCGGCGACATTGCTGATGTTCAAACAAAAGATTTATCAAGGATGTATTACATACCAGCAACTTATGAAGGTGCTCATAACTTTATCTTCTCTCATGATGGTAAGATTATGGACCCTGATGAGTTAATGGAAAAGCATCGCTATATATCTACAAGTGATTCATTCTTTGATCGATTACCTGAATCAATTCGTAATGGGTTAATCGAACATCGTAAACAGCAATTAAATAATAAAGACTTTACTTGGACAAGTTATCGCGATTGTCCGTTTGTAAACCAAAGACAAGTCGAAGAGTATAAAAAAATTAGCGGTACTGGTTGGTATTATAAGATGTACCAAATCATGGTGACGGTGGCGGGGAATGCTACAAAGCGTGGTTATCCAATCACAGCTCAAGAGATTGCATATATATGTCGTGATCTTGATAATGATACGGGTGGCTGGTATGGTAAGCGTGATCTAACAAAAGAAGCAGATCGTGCAATTGAATATATTTTTAGGAGCAACATTTAATGTCAGAAGAGAAATTTGTAACAGGCAATGAACAATTTTTAGCCTTAGATGTCACATTTGGTAAGATGGGTTTATCTAAAAAAACACGGCAATCGTATGTAGATGATATAGCAAAACAACGTATAAAAAATCCTCCAACTAGTCGTCCTGGAGCTTCATGGACAGGAGATGTTAACAATAATTATGCATTACATAATAATCCTTTATATAAAGAATTATTTTCTAATGTAGGAAAAGCATTAAAAACTTATTGTAAAAACGTGGGAGTAAATTATGATAAATTTGATTTTCACGTCGTTAGATCATGGGGAACTGCTTCGAATAAAGGGCAAGAAATCGCTATACACGATCATAGGTATTGTAATCTTTCTATGGTTTATTATCCCAAAACAGTAAAAAACGCTGGAACATTAGTTTTACAGCCTCCGCACTATGAGCATTTAAATGAATTTATACCAAATTTGTTTAGTGCTTTCGGGAGTGACGTATTAGATCTTAAAAATAATGCTTCTAGTAAATATGTTAGCATCTTTGCAGATGACGATATGTTTGTAATATTTCCAGCTAAAATACCTCATAGTGTAGAAAGTAATCAAAATGAAAAACCAAGATATTCAATTGCAATTGATATAGTAGCAACCTTAAAAGACACAAATAATGTTGAACAGTGTCTACCACCTTTAACTCAATGGAGTAAAATATAATGAAAGAAACAACTAAAATGTTTATTGATGGTTTGTGTGTAGGTAGCGCATTAATGTACTTAGCTATTGGTGTAGCAAATCTATATGGCTGGTTGACAGTCTTTACAGGTATTGCAGTAATTGCATTTGGTTATGCTACGTTACTTATTGCATTAGCAGCAGATGAAGAACGAAGATGGCGTCGAGAAAATTATGATAAAGGAACTCATGATTACTATGGGAATAAGATAGAAGAAGATGAAAACAAATAAACTAGAAAAATTGTTTGATCGTCTTCGACAAGAAGGTTGGTTTTGTGGTTGGGGCGAGATGTGTTGCACAAATTGTGCTTGGATGTCTCTACCTGATGAACACGACATTGGTCCATTTAAAGGTGAAGATGTAGATCTTTCTAAAGTCCTGTTTAATCATGAGCAGGACTGTGAAAGGTGGGATGATGAAGAAATGGACGAAGAAACAGAAGATGCTGAACTTGAGTATGATCATATTAGCACATTGAGTTCTGATCAGATGTCTAGCAGTTGCTTCTGCTTTGATGGTCGTAAAGAAGGTGTAAAGAATCTAAAAGCTATTCTACCTATTATTGAAGAGATGGGTTGTACATATCATTGGAATGGTACAGGCGATCAACGGATTGAAATAGACTGGAGTAATGATGAGTCGTAATAGATACTGGAGACTTTGGGCTAAGTCACTTGGCGAAAAGGTAGGTGATACTGATCGTGAAGCTGATCAAGTAGCAATGATAAGAAGTATTGTGGTATTGGTAAATTTTATCACATGCTTCTTCATTATTGCAGGAGTCATCCATCAATGGTAAAATATGGCAGAATATTTCTGTTATCTTTCCTTGCAGCAACAATTGATAATACTGATGATAATTACGGTGTAAGAACGTCTATGAGACGATTTAAAGAATGCCAAGAGGTTACTCATGCGTAGATCGCATTTTAAAGGTAAGTATATTCCAAAGAATCCAGATAAGTATAATGGTAATATAAAACAAATAATCTATCGTAGTAGTTGGGAAAGATTATTCATGGTTTATTGCGATCGTAATGAACAAATATTGTCATGGTCAAGTGAAGAGATTAAAATTCCGTACAGATTTGAAGAGAAAATTAGGACATACTATCCAGACTTCTGGGTTGATATGATCGATAAAGACGGAAACCGAGTACAAAAGATTATTGAAATCAAACCAGACTATCAGAGATCTATGAAGGTTAATAAAGCAAAATGGACTGCAGCTATAATGCATGCAAAGAATAATCAAATGGAATTTCTTGTAATGACTGAAAAGGAGTTGTTCTGATGAGAACACTAAATAGATTGAAAGGTAAGATATTTCGTAAGCTTATAAACTTCGCTGATCGAATAGATATTTGGTTTCGTAATAATTTTAATGTGAATATGAAACAAAAGGCATTAGAAATCTCGCAGGACAATATTCCCATGAGTAAACTAGATAAAACTATTGGCGTGCATTTAGGCACCGTTCATAAACCTAAGGATTAATATAGTATGACAACAATAAGTGAATTGATTGATAGAATTAACAACCATAGATATATCGTAGATGAATGGTTACTTAACGCGTTAGAGCAAGAATATCGTAAAGGTTCTTATAGTAATAAGACCAACGTAGAAGCACTGGCTCTCGAGTTTACGCTATATAAGGCTGGTGGATTTAGTAGACCATCTACATGGAGACACGATCTTCAATTATCAGAATCAACATTCGTTGATTTAAAGCGCCGTCCAAAGTGGTCAGAGAATATATCTCTTTCTAATAAAGGTCGGTTGCAAGAATCACATCGTATGGGTCAACTTACTCATATCATGAGCTATACACAAAACATTGAAACAGATTATAAGCTAGGAGATGTTCTTACATTTGAAGCTGATGGTTACTTACCAGTCCTAGATGCATTGAGTGTTGCAAGAGATATGCAATCTTACAAATTACTTAATAAAAAGTGTTTACAAACGGCTTAAAATGTGTTATAATATATCCATTATTACGAGGAATACTATATGAAAGAATCTTTAAAAGTCCTGCAAGAATGTGCAGAATTACAAACTAAAAAATCTAATGATTATCAAAATCCTAACTCAAATATTCGGCAGGCTGATTACTACCCACGTGGCGTTGCATCGTTACTTGATATTGTACATGCCAAAACGTTACGTATGTTCTCAGTTCTCGAAGCAATGGAAAATGATCCAAACTATAAACCAAACTTTGAATCACTTGAAGATTCAGCAAAAGATTTAATTAACTATGGTTCGTTTATTGCTGCTTATATTCGTGGTGGTATCGATGGCCAAGAATCAAATCGTGACTTTCTAAATCGGAGAATAAAGAATGACGCTTGAGATTGATCAAATTCGCACCTACTTTCGTGATGAACTAGATAATGAAAGATTTACTACAGATCGTAATGGTGGTAAAACAATTGAATTGATAGGTGCATCTTTTTATGCAGACGAGCCGGCTATCTTTGGTACTCCTAACCAGGATTACATCGATGCTGAGCTAGCATGGTATGAATCACAATCAACAAACATTAATGATATCTATGTTGATAGGGATCCACCAAAGGCATGGGAAATGTCTGCTAATCGTCATGGTGAGATTAACTCCAATTATGGCCATCTTATTTTTAGCGATAAATACCATAACCAGTTCGATCAAGTTGTTCGTGAGCTTCGAAGAAATAAAGACTCTCGTCGTGCATCGATGGTATATCAACGGCCTTCAATATGGGTCGATTATAATGAACAGCAAAAGAATGACTTTATTTGTACTAATGCTGTAACATATTATATTCGTGATAACGAGTTACATTCGGTTGTTCAAATGCGATCAAACGATGTAATCTTCGGTTATCGTAATGACTATGCATGGCAGGAATATGTACTCTATGCATTAGCTGATGAACTAAGTGTCGACACTGGCACTATTCATTGGCAAGTACAAAACTTACATGTATATGAGAGGCACTTTGATCTTGTCAAACAAATGGGATAAACGTTATATGGAACTGGCCAAGACAGTATCAACTTGGTCAAAGGATCCATCAAAGAAAGTTGGTGCGGTTGCTATTGGATCTAAAGGCCAAGTTTTGGCTCAAGGATTCAATGGCTTTCCGCGTGGTATCGACGATACTGAAAAACGCTTAGTTGATAAAGACACTAAATATAAGTATGTCGTACACGCTGAAATGAATCTTATATATAATGCGACATTTAATGGAACGTCATTAAATGGTTCGACAGTTTATGTGTATGGACTACCAGTTTGCTCCGAATGTGCAAAGGGTCTTATTCAGGTTGGTGTAAAACAAATCGTAATGAGTGAACACTCGATGGAAGATGCACCTGAAAAGTGGATAGAATCTTGTGAGCTTTCGGTAGCCATGCTTAACGAAGCAGGAATACATTGGAAAACAGTATGAAGAAAATATTAATTACGGGAATGAATAAGAATCAGACTACAAAGGATTTTTATTTAAGACAACAACTTAAGGTAGTACCATCTCATTATTCTCTTATAAGATGCTTAGAGGATATGGGTTATGAAGTAGAACAACGGTTAGTAAAGATTGGAGAAGATCTATCTGAATACCATCGTGTTATATGTTTCCTTGCATCTCCACGTCAAGCCCTCCAGTTAGCATTCTATAACGGTCTGTGGGCCATTCATGCTACACCAAAGGATAACCTTGTATTAGCATTTGATGATTGGCAGACAGAAGATATCTTTAAAGGTATTTTATCATGCAAAGATAAGGACTCATTGCTGAAAGAGTTTACGATCGGCCAAAACAAAATGTGTGATCCGGATATGTCATTCGAATTACTTGAACCACACACTCAAACATTACTTGATGCTGTCAACTATATTGGAGAAAAGAAAGCACCAATGTTATTATCAGTCTTCATGGGTGGTGATCTAAGTAAACTTGTTGATTATCCTGAAGAACTCCTTGTTGGTTATAATCCTAATCCGTATCATCGTAATCGAGTGCCAGGTAATCGTGGTGATATTCATATCGATGAAATGGAATACATGGAACAGATCATGATGCCTTCCGCAGAAGAAGATTCAGTAGCACCGGCCGATAAGCAAAGATGCTTTAACTTTGCATCATTAGTGCAAGGTAAAACCAAGCGTTGGTTAAAACAACAGAATGCTGATTCATGGGATATTGAGTTCTTTGGTTCACGTAAAGAAAAGCAACGTCGTCTTGGTGAAGGTGATATGTGTAAAGTATATGCCGAACAATGGGGATGTTTAATGCCAGGATATAACCATGCCGGATCTGGTTGGTGGAGAGCAAGACCATTACAACTAGCAGATGCAGGATCTATTCTTATTGGTGAATACGAAGAGATGATGTTACTATATAATAATGAACAGCTTGCGTCGTTAAAGGCAAGTGATATCGTTAATCTTTCGACAGAAGAATTATCAAGTCTAGCCAATAGACAAAAAGCAGCTCTACTTCAAGAGCATCCACTTGATAAAACACTACAACAAAAGGAACTGAGTGTTATACTATGAAGTCAATATTAATCGTTGGCGCTGGATTTTCTGGCGCCGTAATTGCAAGAGAGCTTGCAGAAGCTGGACATAGAGTTACAATCATTGATAAGCGGCATCATATTGGTGGAAATGCTTATGACTATGAGTGTAATGGTATTCGTATACACAAGTACGGTCCACATCTATTTCATACGAATAATAAAGAAGTAGTTGATTGGCTATCTCAATTTACTGAATGGGTTGATTATCAGCATAAAGTAAAAGCTCAATTAGATGATGGAACCTATGTTACTCTACCAGTCAATAAGGAAACAAAGGAAATCGTAGGTGAAGATAAAATCCTTGATACGTTCTTTAGACCATACACTCTCAAGATGTGGGGTAAGACTTTAGATGAACTTGATCCGTCTATTATTAATCGTATTCCTACACGTGATGATGACAACGAGCTATACTTTCCAAATGACGAATATCAGATGATGCCTAAAGATGGTTACACTAAGATCTTTGAGAATATATTTAAGCATAAGTATATTAAGGTCTTTACTGGTACGAAGTTTACTACTTCAATGGAAAAGAAGTATGATCATGTATTTAACTCTATGCCGATCGATCAATACTTTAAATACAAACATGGTGAACTGCCATATCGTTCTATCAAGTTTCATAATGTAACATTGCCAATGGCTAAGGTTCTACCAACTGCTACTGTCAACTTCACTCACGATGGTCCGTATACTCGAGTAACTGAGTGGAAGAATATTCCTAATCACGGCGATTTAAATACGCATACCGTTTTAACATACGAAGAGCCATGTGATTATAAAGATAATAATAAAGAAAGATATTATCCAGTCAAAGATGTAGATGGTGTAAATAGAGAAACATATAAGAAATACAAAGAGATGGTTGATACTGATCGCATGACGTTTATTGGTCGATGCGGAATGTATGTTTATGTTGATATGCATCAAGCAATATCTTCTGCTCTCGCAACGGCCAAGAGGTTTTTAAAATGAGAATAGCACTTACAGGATCAAGAGGTTTTATTGGAAGTCATGTGATGAATCGACTTATGGCACTAGGTCATGAGATTGATGAATGGGATGAGAAAATTAATAAGCCACTTAAACAATTTACTTGTATATCTAAGGGACAAACCGAAGATATAGATTATGTCATTCATTTAGCTGCTTATGCAGATGTAAGAGAAAGCATTAATGAGCCTCAAAAGTATTGGGATAATAATGTAACTCATACGACTGAGATTCAGAAGTTTTGTGATTTCTATGATATACCATTGCTATATGCTTCATCATCTTGTATACATGATTGGCAACTATCACCATACGGAATGAGCAAGAAAGTAAATGAAGAAACAGCTCGCCTTAATCAAATTGGATTACGATTTACAACTGTTTATGGAGAAGGTGCAAGAGATGAAATGCTAATCGGCAGATTGATTGAAGGCAGAGTAAGTTATCTCACAAATCATATTCGTGATTTTGTACATGTTGATGATGTAGTAGATGCAATTCTTCTATTGATTGAAAAAGAGATGGACGGTGTTACTGTTCTTAAGCCAGCTTACGATATTGGTACAGGTAATGGTGTAGTTGTTTCAGATCTAGGGCCAATTGCAGGATATGATATAGATATTAAACCAGGCGACGAATGTGAAGCTCATGATAATACTGCCGATATAACTGATATGCTAGCCTTAGGTTGGACACCAAAATATGATATCGAAGAATATATCAAGGATAAGACAAAATGAAATATGCAAGTATAGTACCGCTGATTGGTGGAGAAACAATCGCAATGGAGAATGTGTTTGGGAAACGTCCTGAATATATTCTATCGTATAGTGCGTTTGCTAGCAATGATTCTCAGATTCTAAATCACTATAATAATGAAGTACCCTATCATGTGATTGATGAAGGTAATGGCAGAACAGACTATGTTGATGTAGTCAATACTGTATGTCCATGTGCTGGTCTTTCTTCGTTATCTCCACAAGCTAATGCTAATAGCGCTACGAATGATTGGATGTCAGAATCAGCGAAATACGTACTTGGTAATATTAAACCTAAAGTATTCTGGGGAGAGAATGCTCCACGACTTGCATCAAAAATGGGTGAACCAACAGTAAGAAAATTACGCAAGATTGCAGACGAGCATGGGTACACGTTTTCTATATATAAGACTAAGAGCATATTACATGGTTTATCGCAAGTTCGAGACAGAACTTTCTACTTTTTCTGGAAAGGAACACAAGTGCCACTCCTTGGTTACGTCTCGAATCCGCACACTCGTATCGAAGATCATATCCGTTCAATTGAAAGACGTGATGATGATCCAATGAATATACTTACTAATGAAAGAATCCCATCGGAGAATCCTTACTATCGATACGTACTTGAAGTAATCGAGGGTGGTATTACACATTCCGAATTTCAAGATAAGATCGAAAGAACTACAAACCCAATGGATGAAATAGAGAAGCATACTAATTACAGAGTTGTTGCTCAATGGATGCGCGAACAAGGTTATGACAATGAAGCCGCTAAGTGCGATCGTAAGTATCATAAGTTAAAAGCTGGTGGTAACATTATGCGTAAGACCACGGAAATACCAAAAGATTTTATTGGTGCTTTCGTTGGTCACTTTCCTACAAACCTATGTCACCCTGACGAAGACCGATATCTAACTGTACGGGAAGCAATGTCAATTATGAAGCTTCCAAATGATTTTAATCTAATTAATCCTAAGGCTAATCTAAATCATATATGTCAGAATGTTCCTGTTACAACTGCAGAACATCCAGCTCGTATGATTAAGAAGTGGCTTGAAGGTAATGGAGTAGAATCAGTTGAAACGAAGTTCTTAGTAGAAGATAATAAGAAACGCACCTACGATTATGAAAAAAACTGTGTACAATTAGATAGTTTTATGTTATAATATAATCTAAATTATTAACTGGAAAAAGAAATGAAACCAAAGGAAACCCGATATGCCTAGTGTATCTTTACAACCGAAAAACAAAAGTAAAAAGCCGATGCCATTTGATGTAGCTTTACGTAAGTTTAGTAAGCTCGTTGAAGAAGCCGGTATCTTGCAAAAAGCAAGAGAGAAAGAGTATTATGAAAAGCCTACTGCAAAACGCAAGCGTAAAAAGAAAGAAGCTTTAAAGCGTCAAAGCAGATTAAATGCTGAAAGCAATATTTATTCAAAGCAAAATAGGAAGTACTAATATGAGTATAATGGATAGGTTAAAGAAGAACTCTAAAATCAAGGAAACACAAGTCCTTGATAAGAGTATTTTCTTTTCAAAGAAAGAACAATCACCAACTGAAGTGCCAATGGTAAACGTTGCGTTATCGGGTGATCCAGATGGTGGTCTATCATCAGGTCTTACTGTACTTGCTGGTCCATCAAAGCACTTTAAAACATCATTTGCTTTATTGATGGCCGCAGCTTATCTGCGTAAACATGATGATGCAGTATTGTTATTCTATGATTCCGAGTTTGGTTCACCACAATCATACTTTGAAACATTTGGTATCGATACAAGCCGTGTACTGCATACTCCAATTGTTGATGTCGAACAACTCAAGTTTGATCTTGTTGGTCAGTTAGATAATATTGAACGTAAAGATCATGTGATTGTAGTAATCGATTCAATTGGTAACCTTGCTTCTAAGAAAGAATTGGAAGATGCTTTGAATGAGAAATCAGTTGCTGATATGTCTCGTGCTAAAGCTCTTAAAGGTTTATTCCGTATGGTAACACCATATCTTACAATGCGTAACATTCCATTGCTTGCTATTAATCATACATATCAAGAGATTGGATTATTTCCTAAGGCAGTTGTTTCAGGCGGTACAGGTATCTATTACTCAGCCGATAACATCTGGATCTTAGGTCGTCGACAAAATAAAACTGGTACTGAAGTGACTGGTTATGACTTTGTCATTAATGTGGAGAAATCAAGGTTTGTTAAAGAAAAATCTAAAGTGCCTATCCAAGTTTCTTGGGACGGCGGTATTGAAAGTTATTCAGGCTTGCTTGATGTTGCTCTTGATGGTGGCTATGTTGCTAAGCCTAGTAACGGTTGGTATTGTCGGGTTGATCGTGTTACCGGCGAATTGGTGCAGCCAAAAGTTAGAGAAAAGGAAACTCTGAAGCAAGAGTTCTGGGAACCAATCTTTAAAGATACTGACTTTAAAACTTACTTAATTGAAAAGTATCAAATTGGCGCTAAGCAAGCTAACGAAAAGAAAAGTGTACAAGAGGACGAAAATGAGTTATAATAGTATATCAGAAAGTGATTATAAGTTTGTTGAAAGTTCATTATCAGATTTGTATGGAATTAAGCTTACAAGTGGCAAATGGAAAGATGTAATTATAACTTACGGCAAGATAACAATTAAAGAAGATAAAGAGGCAGTTATTGCTACCTTATCTTTTACATATCATGTCGAAGATGCAGCATCATTTCAGCCAGATCAATTGGAAGCAGATATAGAGTTTAAAAATTATCTAGGCGACGTATTATCACATATTATTAATAGTAAAGATGACTTAGAAGAAGGCGATAGCTAATTGAAGAATGAAATCCCAACACATATACTCAATCATCTTCTCAATAATGAAGATTTTTGTAGAAGAGTAGTACCTTACCTTAAGAAAGAATATTTTGATGGCCAACATAAGATTGTATTTGATTTAATTACAGACTTTGTTCGTGATCATAATAAGCTTCCTACGAGTAGAGTGTTGGAGATTGAAATCGAAAAGGTTTCAGCTCCAGATGAAACACTTACTCAGGCATATGACTTAATTCAAGAAATCTCAGTCAAGTCTGATATCGATACAGAATACCTCATAACTGAATCAGAGAAATGGTGTCGTGATAAAGCAATCTATGGCGCTATCATGAACTCTATTCAAATCATTGATGGAAAAAACCAAGAGGTGAGTGAAGGTGCAATACCTGAAATACTACAAGAAGCTCTTGGTGTTTCCTTTGATCAGGCAATTGGTCATGACTATATTAATGATGCTGATTCACGTTATGAGTTCTATAATAACGAAGAAGAGAAGATTCCATTCGATCTTGATATATTCAATAAGATGACAAAAGGTGGTTTACCAAACAAAACACTCAATATCGCTTTGGCTGGTACTGGTGTTGGTAAGTCATTGTTTATGTGTCATATGAGTTCATCTGCCTTAAGCGAAGGCAAGAACGTATTGTATATTACAATGGAAATGGCAGAGGAACGTATTGCAGAACGTATCGATGCTAATCTAATGGATCTACCTATTCAGCAGTTAACCGAGTTACCTAAGAATGTCTTTGATGAAAAGATTAAAAAGATTGCAAAAGGTTCTATTGGTAAACTGATCGTTAAACAATATCCTACAGGTGCTGCACACGTTGGTCACTTTAGAGCTCTACTTAATGAGTTAAAGCTTAAAAAGAACTTTACACCTGATATGATATTCATTGATTATCTAAACATTTGTTCATCTTCAAGAGTTAAGAATACTTCAGCAAATAGCTATACGATTATTAAATCAATCGCTGAAGAGTTACGTGGTCTTGCAGTAGAGTTTGATGTACCTATTATGAGTGCAACTCAAACGACACGGTCAGGCTTTGGTAATACTGATGTTGGCCTTGAAGATACTTCTGAATCATTTGGTTTGCCAGCAACGGCTGATCTAATGTTTGCTCTTATTTCAACAGAAGAGCTAGAAGAGCTTAATCAGATCATGGTGAAACAATTAAAGAATCGCTATAATGATCCGACTAAGTACAAACGTTTTGTAATTGGTATTGATCGAGCTAAGATGAAGCTATATGATGTAGAAGAATCAGCTCAAGACAATATCATGCAAGACATGGCTATTCCCGATAAACCCATTGCAACGTGGGGAAATAATGAAAACAAAGACACGTTTGCAGATTTTAAAGTCTAGGAGAAAAATATGTTAAATTGGTTAAAAGAAAGAGTTACAGAAAGAACTACGTTTGATGGAGCATCACTTATTGTTATTTGTGGTTCTGTTATTTTGTTCGGCGGTATTGCTAAGCTACTTGCATGGGCAGGCTTTCTATGGGGCATTTACACTTTAGTACGTAAGGAAGACTAATATGAAAGTAAATCTAGTTTCTTATTCACGAGTACCTGATGATAGTAAACTACCAGATGATATGCTACAGCTTGTAGCATATTGTGCACGAGTATCGAATCCCAGTAATCAAAACAATACTGAGACTTCAGAGAAACTAGTAAAGTATCTTATTAAGCATAAACATTGGTCACCTTTAGAAATGGTCAATGTTTGCTTAGAGGTCGATACTACCCGTGATATTGCTAGACAATTGTTGCGTCATCGATCGTTTACGTTTCAAGAGTTTTCTCAACGATATGCAAATCCTGATGAAGGCTTTGATGAGATGTTTGAGAAGCGTGAAGCACGATTACAAGACGAAAAGAACAGACAAAATTCTGTAGTGACTGATGATGAAGCTATTGCACATGAATGGTTTAGGATTCAAAGCCGAGTAGAGTATATGGCAGCCAAATGTTATAAAGAGGCATTAGCCTTAGGTATCGCAAAGGAACAAGCAAGAGCGTTACTTCCAGAAGGTCTTACAAAGTCTCGTCTGTATGTGAATGGTACATTAAGATCATGGTTACACTACATTGATCTTCGTTCTTCTAATGGTACTCAGCTCGAGCACTGTGAGATCGCAAAGGCTTGTGGTGAAGTTATATATAAGTTATTCCCTATGGATTAATCTATACGCCCTCTTAGCTCATTTGGTAGAGCAGCTTGACTTGTAATCAGCAGGTGATCCGTTCGAATCGGATAGAGGGCTCCAATATATAACCTTGGACCGTTATATCAGAATGACTGCGCTGCAAAGACAGTCCCATCAACAGGGCCTGTAGCATAACGGTTAATGCATCCGACTCATAATCGGCAGACTCTTGGTTCAAATCCAAGTGGGCCCACCATATATCAAAAAGTTATAACCATATAACAAAAAGATCTAAAAAGAATGCAAAAAACAGTGTACACATAGTGATACCTGTGGTATAATAGCACTATAAATTAATAAAACAAGTGAAGGTAATTATATTATGAAAAAGTCTATTATTAATGCAATCAACTCTATCAGCTCAACCAAAGAGATGAACGAAGCTATTGAATTATTAAAAGCCAAGCAAAAGCAAATTCGTTCTATCGAGTCTGCAGCTGCTAGGTCTACTTTCTCTTCTGGTGATCATGTTTATATTAATAGCAGAAAATCTGGTCGCATGACTGGTATCGTCGAAAAAGTTAATCGTACTAAAGCCGTTGTTAGTATCGATGCAGTTCTATACACTGTTCCACTTACTATGCTTAATGCAGCTTAATTGGAGATTACATTATGAATTTAACTCTTTTAAAAAATCACTATCATGGAGAAATGCGAGATCGTGCAGCTAAAGGTCTTAGGCATATGAACTTCATCGATTGGAAAGATCAAAAAGCTTTACTTGCAATTTACTTTGAAATGAAACAGAAAGAAATCTTGGAGGCTAAATAATGTTTACTAAAGAAGCTTATGCTGAAGAAATGTGGGAGCGTAAGGCAAATGGATTTGCCACGGAGTCATTCGAATCATGGAAGGCTCGTAAGGAAGCTACACGTGATTACTTCGAGAACGTGTGGAAATCAACCCTCGACATTGAGGAAGAACGTCAACAAGCCGCTGAAGCGTGGGGTGTATAATTGAACGCATATGAAATGGTTAAAGATGCCCTTAACGAAATCGTTGCTGAAGATGCAGCGATTGTTAAAGCTCAGCTAGCTGAATACCATAATTGGATAGATACGAACGCGACTGATGTTCAAAAGCAAGCTTGTTCTAAAGCACTTAATTACGGTTGGAGTCTAAAGTCTGCTGATGAGCAATTTATTAAATTGGTACTCGGACAAAGCACTATGAAGATCTTTAGTAATGGTCGTATCCGACGAACTAAGCCAACTCGAGGAGATGTATAATGAGAACTAAATCTTTTGTTTTTACCGCTGATGTTAACTCAGTGTTTGATATGATGCAGATCGAAACGTTACGGTCTTCAATTAAATCCGTTAATGCAATGGCTAAAGAGACTGATCGTATAAATGATTATCGTTATAACACAGGTTATGATGATATGTTACCTGCAGTAACTCCAAAGTATCGAGTTTCATTAATGCCACGTGGTCCACGTAGAGCTGCAGCTATTGCTGATGGTGTAAGTAAATATTCCTATGATTCATGTCTACCAATTAGACATGCTGAAACAATTGATGTATATATCCATGAAAGGAGATAATATGAGTGAAGAAAAGGTTGAAGCACCAGAGTATGTTCGTGAAGAAGATATTTGTCTTTGCGGTGAATTGATTGAAGAATGCAAAGATGCCTATGATCACATGGCCAAGGGATACTAAGATGAGTGATGTTAAATTGTTATATAATGCTTTACAAACTCCTGACGGTACAGTTATTACCTCACGTTCTGTACACGATTATAATTCGTATATTGATGAAAATGGTAAAAACTATTTTACTGACGGCGGGTTAAACTATGTCCGATGTTCTGCGCATGGTGATGAAGTTCATTTAAGTGTATGGTCAGATGATGATCATGAAATTATCCGCGAAAGAGTCGAATGGGGGACTTATGGTAAAGACGGAGATAGAGCATTAAGCTGGGTAAAGATTAAAGATATGTCAATCGATCATCTTAAAGCTTGTGCAAGGACCAATCAAAGCCCAACAAAAATGCTTGGTGTATTCATTAATGAAATCAGCTATAGGAATGATCAATGTTTATAGATATGGTATACGGATTGTTTTTATCTGTTATCTGCTTAGGCGGTACAATTACTGTCTTTGAACTCATTGATTACATAAGGAATCGCAAATGGTAGTAGAACATTTTATTATATTCTCATTTTGTCTAATTGGTGCAGCATGGACAGCATATCACCATGGGGTAAAGATTGGTGCAGAAATATTATTAGACATGTTAGAAGAGCAAAAAGTTGTAAGAGTACATGAAGATGGAAGCGTAGAACCGTATAAATAGTTATAATATCTAATTTTTAACGAGGTTTAAATGCTAAACTTTTCAGGTTTCCAACCACTTTCAGAAGCTGTTAGAATGACACCTGCTCAACTATTAAAACCTAATGGTCAGACAGGGGAAGCTCGTATTGATATTCTTCTTCGTCTTATTAAATCAAATCAGCCCTTAGAGCTTGCTAAAGGTGGTACATTCCTTGTTACTGATATAGAACATGCTGTTGCTGGTATTGAAACATGGAAAAAAGATAAGTCTGAAACTAAAAAGCCTATTCCTCTTAAAGGTGATAATGATACATTCATTACAACATCCGATCTAGGTAAATCAAAAGTCTTTGGTGGCGGGGGTGGAGCCGGTGGTGGTACTCTCAATACTAAAAATACAGAATCACATCAATGCGTAATGCTTCAAGCTATGCTAGATCATGGTGTTCAATCACAAGATTACTTTACTGATAAGATTATGAAAGATGCTTATAAGAAAGTATTTGTTGATGCATCTCTAGAAGAAGTAATGAGTGTAAGTGATGATTGGATTACCTCATCATATGAATCTGCAGTATTACTATTTAAGAATGGATACATTCAAAAAGGTATGACATTCCACCGTGGCGATAAAGTCATGGCTGAAATTTACGCTAAGAAAACCGTTGCATTTAAGAACAACGGTTTTTCTCCATTAAAGGATGACAAATGGAACCCAGGCGATATCTGGGCGGTAGCAAAAGGATTCAATGTTAAGAAAGAACTTGGTGATGATAGTGTTAAAACATTAAATGAAGATATTCTACAACACTTTGTACAAAAGCGTTTAGTTGGTATATCACTTAAGAAAGTGAAAAAGAAAGCCAAGCATATCGAAATGAATGTCGAAAGACCACCAGATGTTGATGATCATAAAGTAAAACAAATTCTATTACAAGGTGCTAAGCGCGGTGACTTCTGGTCAACAAAGGGTGGAGCAATTGTATATGATGCAGGTGCTCTTCTTTTAAAAGATAATAGTGCTGGTGGTACTGTTAAGGCAGAGCTTAAAGGTAAGACTGCAAGAGGCGGTGGTGCAGGTTGGGGAATACTTATAGATGCTGGTAAACAAGTATTCCGTAAAACTGTTGTATCAGATAAATTTAAAGCAGATGTTTTTGGTGTTGCTAAAAAGATAGAAAAAGGTGATAAGAAATCAATTGAAAAATTCTATAAGATGTATAATCACTTTTATGACGATTCGATCGAAGATTTTTCAGCTAATCTAAAGAAGAAAGATAAGTTTTGGATTTCTGCTAAGTACGGTGTAATAAGTATATGCTACATGGTTTCAATTAATAGTGGACCAAAAGCAAATCGATTTATTACTAAAATTGTAAACTATGCTGGATCAAAGGCAGAAGATTCAAGCGCATACATTAAGGTATATGAATAATGAATACTTTCAAAGAATATATTAGTGAAGCTAAGATTAAATGGAAGAAAGTTGCAGATGGATATGGTCCTGGCAATAAGAAAGTATTTAAACATGTAACTTCAGACGGTAAGTTTGAGATTCGTTTATCCGGCATGGACTCAATGAAGTTTAATAAAGACGGTAGTACAAAAGTGTTACCTACGATATTTGATAAAAGCGGTCATACACCAAGACATCCGATTATAGGATATAAAAATGTCGGATTAGCTAAGAAAGAAGTTCAACGTTGGAGAGATGATCATGGAATTTAAAGAGATAGATACATTCTTAGAGTACTACGACGAAAAGAGTAACTTTGGTTTATATGAAGGAACTCGTGTTCCATTGGAAAGTCCAATGATTGAAGCATCTGAACCTGAATTAAACTCACCAAAGCGTAGCTCTGGTAAAAAGAAATATGTTGTTTACGTAAAAAACCCAAAGACTGGTAATGTAAAGAAAATCGAGTTTGGTGATGAGAAAGGTGGACTTACATCGAAGATTAATGATAGAGATGCTGCAAGAAACTTTGCAGCTCGTCATAACTGTGATACTAAAACTGATAAAACAAAAGCAGGCTATTGGGCATGTCGTTTACCAAAGTATGCAAGTAATTTAGGATTAAAGGGCGGTGGAAGTTATTTCTGGTAATCCATACGTTGATGATGGTAATATAAGAACGTTCGATATTAAACAACCGGCTACAGATTATGTGTGGCACCGAGATGAAGAAGATCGAACAATCAAATGTATAGAAGGCGAAGGTTGGCAATTACAAATAGAAGATTGCTTACCTTTCCTTTTAAAGTTAAATCAAGAAGTTTGTATACCTAAAATGGTGTACCATCGTCTTATAAAAGGTTATAATACTCTAAAGGTAGAAATTAAATGAGATCATTAAAAGGTTATTTATCGGAAGCAGCGGGTAAGAACACACATATGACACATCTCGAAGATTTGATTCTCGATGGTGGTGTCAAAGGAGCTCGTCAAGCTATTAATGCATTACGTTCTTTACGTGATATGTTATCTGGTAGTGCTAAAAGTGCAACTGATGTGACTGTTAAATGGGACGGAGCTCCTGCTGTATTTGCTGGTGAAGATCCAATTACTGGTGAGTTCTTTGTTGCAAAGAAAGGTGTATTCAATGCCAACCCTAAAGTATATAAGAGCCATGCAGACATTGATGCAGACACCTCTGGTGATCTCTCTAAGAAGTTAAAGATGGCCTTTGATAATCTAAAGGATGTAGGTATTAAAGGTGTTATTCAAGGTGACTTCATGTATGATAAGTCGGACCTTGGATCAGAAACAATTGATGGTGTAAAATATACTACGTTCCA